GAGCTCGTGCCCTTCGTGGACGACGGGAGCTACGCCTGGCTATGCCTGCCGAACACCTGCGGCGAGGACGGGAGGGCACCGTGGGCCGACGACGGCACGAGCTGCGCGGTCTACGCGGCCACGCACGTCTATGCCCGCACGCTCGCCGCGAACAGCCGGCAGGACCGCGTCGGGCCATCCGGGCGGACGATCCGGCAGAAGAAGGGCTCGGCGCCCTTTATGGGCCTCGCGGAGGTCCCGGTCGCGGTCGTGCCCGTATCGTCCAGCGTCTCCTATCCGCCTTTTAAGGACACCTTCGCGACGACGGAGACGATCCCGGAGGATTCGACCATGCCCTGGTACTTCGCGGGGTACATCACCGTCGAGGACGGGAGGGCCTACTGCTCCTTCAGGATCCCGTTCCAGTCCATCGCGGACGTCATGGGATACAAGGACCGGAGCGGGTGGAGCTGGGCGCCTGCGATCCACGAGGACGGGACGGCTACGGACCTTCCGGAGCTGCTCCTCATGAACGACGGGAGCGGCACGAACCTGCTCTCCGGCGTCAAGTTCGACTCGAGCGGCGGCAGCGCGTCCTACATCAGCCACGACCCGATGGGCATCAGCGTCCGCGCGCTGCTCTCCTCCGTGCCGTCCATCGGGGAGCACGCCTGTTTCGTGAAGGTCAAAAAGGCCTGCATCCGCGTGAACAGCCCGGCGGCGAACGGCAACGGAGACGCGCCGCCCTCCGAAGAGCCCTTTGAGTGAGGTGAAACAGATGAACTACGAAAAGTACCCGAAGGAGCTCACGATCGGATTCTCCGGGGAGCAGGACTCGAGGACGGCGGAGATCGACGTCTCCGAACTGCTCGCCGAGCTTCCCGGCGCGGACGTGACCCTGCTCTACTGCAGGCCGCGGGAGTTCGCCGCGTATCCGGTCACGACGGAGCTGGACAGCCAGACGGGGATCCTGACCTGGACGGCATCCGGCGGGGACGTGCAGTTCGCCGGCAGCGGCTTCGCGCAGGCCCTGCTCACGAAGACGGTGAACGAGAGCGAAGTCCGCCTGATGGGCCCGCCGATCCTCGTCCGCGTGAAAAGCTCGATCACCGGCAGCCTGCGGGACGCGCCGGGAGATTATGCCAGCTGGATCGCGCGGATGGAAGCCGCGATCGACGAGGCGGAGGGCGCGGCCGGCGCGCTCGAGGACCTGACCGTCTCCGCGTCGTCCGGCGAGAGCGCCGGGGCGTCCGTCTCCACCGTCGACGGGCACTACCACATCGCCTTCACGCTCGTGAAGGGCGACACCGGGAACACGGGCGCGACCGGCGCGACCGGCGCGACCGGGGCCGCCGGCCAGAGCGCCTACGTGCACATCCGCTACGCAGACCAGCAGCCGGCGGCGGACAGCGACATGACGACCACGCCCTCCGCGTGGATGGGCGTATACAGCGGATCCAGCGCGACCGCGCCGACGGCGTATACCAGCTACAGCTGGTACAACATCAAGGGCGCGACCGGGGCGACCGGCGCGGCGGGCCAGAACGGCACCAACGGAACCAACGGCACGAACGGCACGAACGGCACGAACGCCTACGTGCACATCCGCTACGCGGCGAGCCAGCCGACGGCGGACAGCGACATGACGACCACGCCGTCCGCGTGGATGGGCGTATACAGCGGGAGCAGCTCCACGGCGCCGGGAACCTACGGCAGCTACAGCTGGTACAATACCAAGGGCGCGACCGGGGCGCAGGGGCCGCAGGGGCCGGCGGGGAGCCTGTCCGCGGCGAGCGCGACCGCCACCCTGGCGGTCGCAAACTGGGATTCGACCTACCTGACGCAGACGGTCGCCGTCCAGAACGTCGCCGCGGGATCGAACGTCATCGTCGCGCCCGCGCCTGCCTGCCGCGCTGCCTGGGCGGCTGCGGGCGTCGCCTGCACCGCGCAGAGCGCGGGATACCTGACCTTCACGGCCGACACCGTGCCGACGGCCGAACTGACGGCGAACCTGCTGATACTGTAAGGGGGGTGCGGGATGTTTACTGTCGACGCGAATAACGGCATCCGGATCACGCGCGGGGACACCGCGGCGCTCGAGATCACCTTCGAGGGGGACGTGCCGGGCGCGGAGGACCGCGTGATCGCGATGATCAAAAAGGGGCCGAAGAAGAACGAGGCCCTCTGGGAGAAGGAACTGACGCTCTATGACAGCGGCGAGCGGCAGGAAGGCCAGACCGCCGTGCCCTTCAGCACCTACCTCATGGAGCTCGAAAGCGAGGACACGCAGGCCCTGCCCTTCGGCTCATACGCATGGGATCTCAGGATCCTCTACTCGGACGGCCAGATCACGACCCCGTTCGCCCCGGCGGCCTTCGAGGTGCTGGAAGTCGTGACGGACCTGCCGGAGGAGACGACGGCCTAACCCACCGCCTGCGGGCGGTCCCCCCTTCCCAGGGGACCTGGGAAGGGAAGAGGGGAGCGTAAAACATGACCGAGAACAGAAAGCGCGTAACGGTCCGTGTAACCGGCCAGCAGCGGAGCGCGACCATCCGCGCGCCCGCGCAGGCGGTCGCGAGGGAAGTCGAGATCGAGACGCTGCCGGTGCGCGAGGTCGTCACGCCGGCGTACACGGGGCCGTATATCGTCATGCCCAGCGCGAACGAGCAGACCCTCGCGACCGAAGGGATGCGCATGACCGGAAACGTCACGGTCGCGCCGATCCCGAACAACTACGGCCTGATCACCTGGGACGGCTCGAAGCTCAGAGTATCTTAAACGGAGGGAATTAAAATGGCACAGAATGTCGTTATCAACGGCGTTACCTACCAGAACGTGCCGTCCGTCGAGATCCCGAAATCGACAAGCGGAACGGCTGAATTTTACGATACCAGCGACGCGACGCTGGACTCCGGCGGCAAGATGCTGTCGGGGAATACCGCCTACGCGAACGGCACGAAGTACACCGGCACCATCGCGTCGAAGACCGGCAGCGACCTGACGGCCAGCGGGGACACGGTGACCGTCCCGGCCGGATACTACGCGAGCCAGCAGACGAAGGCGGTGGCGTCCGGCAGCGCGACGGCCCCGGCCTCGATTTCCGGCACCAGCGCGACGCTCTCCTCCGGCACGAACACGCTGACGCTCACGAAGAGCATCTCCGTCACGCCGACCGTGAGCGCGGGCTATGTGTCCTCCGGCACGGCGGGCAACTCCTCCGTCTCCCTGACGGCGAGCGTCACGACGAAGGCCGCGGCCACCATCACGCCCGGCACGAGCGACCAGACGATCGCCAGCGGCACCTACCTGACCGGCGCGCAGACGATCGCGGGCGACGCTAACCTTCTCGCATCCAACATAAAATCCGGGGTCACGATCTTTTCGGTGCAGGGCAGCCTGACGAGCGCGACGGTATCTCAGGACGCGAGTACAAAAGTGCTGTCCATCTCGTAAGGAGGTGGACGCATGGCTCAGAATGTAACGGTCGCGGGCGCGAGCTACACGGACGTGCCGGCGGTGAGCCTGCCGAAAACGGGAGGGGGAACGGCGACGTTTTACGACCAGGACAGCCTGACGGACGTCTTCGCGGCGAAGGATCACACCCACGGCAACATCACTAACGCAGGGGCGTTGCAAACGTCTGACATCACGATCGCCAGCGGGGACAAGCTGGTCGTGACGGACTCCAGCAACTCCAGCAAGATAGCTCGAACGTCGGTATCCTTTGACGGCTCCACCACGACCACGGCGCTCACGCCTAAAGGGACGTGGGAAACGTTTCTTAAGACGGCTCCGGTTACGAGCGTGAACGGCTCGACCGGCGCTGTGACGCTGACGATCCCGACGATCACGAAAACGACGGCTACGCTGTCCTCGTCGAGCTGGAACAGCACCAGCCACACCCAGAGCGTGACGGTATCTGGTGTCACGACATCAAACACCGTCATCGTCTCCCCGGCCCCGTCGGACATCTCCACATGGGTCGCAGGCGGGGTGCGATGCACCGCACAGGCCGCGAACAGCCTGACGTTCACCGCTGATACTAACCCCAGCGCGAACATCACGGTCAACGTGGTGATTCTGTAAGGGGGTGGAGAGATGGCGGTTCCGGGAGTAGCGGTAGACCCTGCATTGATCATGAATCCCGCGCTGATTAAAGCTGGAAGCAGCGAAATAAAGGCGGTACGGTACGCAAAGACAGCAACCAACGCAACCACGGGCATAGTCATAACGGTGACGTTTAATGAAGCCGGAACATATTTGCTTGCGGTGCAATACAACAAATTTACTGGTTCTTCTTCGAGTAATACGCAGATTAGCGACGTATCGGTATGGACATCAAGCACATCACAGCAGAACGGGGCAACTGTTGTATATGAACCCAGTTCTTCAACAACAGGCTGGACGGTAAATGTTATAGAAACGCCAGTTGGCGGGTGTCGCATTTACGGAACAACCGGTAATACAAGCGCTCGCGGCAATATTATGACTGTTGTGGTCATCGGTACATGGTCAACCGACCCAACCTTCAGTTAGGGGGTGGCGGGATGGCTATACTCAATATGATTCTCCCGGCGGTATCAGGAATTACTGCCAGCAACGCGAACAGGGGTACTTCACTATCTGCAAATCATACCTATATTGTAGCGGTTATAGGGCACGGTGGCGTGTCAAACAGTAGTACATCGAAAACTATTTATCAACCGACAGCATACAGCATCACTTTAACGAATAACGCGACGTATGAAACAATAACAGCTGGAGTATATAAGGTTGTCACCGGGAGTAGCTCATCTACATTGACCGTAACAGTAACCATATCGAACAAAGCGCAACAAAAACGAATTGCCGCGTATTATTTTACTATCGGATAAATAATGATGAAGAGGTGATGGATGCTATGATCTTCAACCTTGGCGGCGGAGGCGGGGGGAGCGGAGCGCAAACGAGCGCGATTGATTTTACGAACAGCGATTACAGGGCCGCTGTCGTAGAAAAATCCCCGAACCCAAGCAGCACGGTGACGTTCCCGACTGCGGGAACATACACCATGCTGAAGCGCTCAACCCGTGTCAGAAACGGGAATAAGTATGATGCGAACAGCAACGTTTCGGCCTCATCCACGAATGCGACTGTCACGGAACTCTCGTCCGGCCTTGTCTATACCGTCGTTACCAGCGCGGCAAACGCCACGGTAACGTTCACTTACAGTTCTGGCGTGAACATCG